CCCAACTGCGCTCTGCCTTCGGATACATCATCACCACAGACACGACATAACATTGTTAGCCTCCGGACAAAAGATAAAGAAAGTAAATACCCAATACTCAACTATACCTATATTGTATCACAATGTTAGACTGAATGCAAGTACTTTGGTCGCAGGGGTGACTAGGGGAATGTTAGGATGTTGGAAAAGCGGGGGGTAATGTGAGGAATGGTTCTAACAAAAGAAATGGCTTAGTGGCGCGGGTTAGCGGGGAGAAATGGGGTTATTGTTATAATGTTAATAGAGAAAGAAAGAGAGAGCGGTTTTCTGAATCTTGCACAGGTGCGGAGACTGCACTTGCGGAGAACCTCGAAAAGCCGACCCCTCTCAAAAATCACGTTAACATTATAACAAAAGGAGAAAACTCAATTAAATCAACAACTTAGGTAATGTTAGATTCTAACATTAGCCCAAATTTTTCCCAACATTCTAACAATGTGATGCTCGCGTCCTTTCATCCCTCCTAAGAACTATCATCAATAAAAATCGGAAAACAAAAAAGCCTAACATTGTTAGGCTAGGGACAAAAGAAAAACCCCGCGAGTGCGGGGTTTCAAGGGGGCGGGGTTTCCCCCGCCTCGGGTTACTTGATCAGGGAAACATCAACCCCCAATTCGCGCAAGGCCGAGACAATAAAAGTCTGAGCATTCTTGATCGCCTCGGGTAACGATTCCTGACGGGCGTTGAATTTGTAGAGCGCGGTCAACTCCTCGACATTGCGGAGCATCGGGGATCGCGTATTACCGGCTTGCGAATTCCCGCCTTCGCCTTCGCCCTCGGTTACTTCTTGCGGATACTTTTCCTCGCGCCCATACTTGCGGATCCGCGCCCATACAGTTGACGGGTTGGTGTGATCGATGGCCTTAAGAACCTTATACAATTCGCCCTTTTCCGCGTGTACGGGTTTTGCGGATTCATTGACATCCTTGGCTTCTACCTCGAACCAATCAAACCCGAAGACTGAGTTTAATTGAATCGCATACGCACGCTCCGCACCATATCCGCGCTTAAGCGCATCGCCAACGGCCTGACGCAATACATCAAGTGAAACTGGGGCGGTAACTACCTTATTGATATTTTCCATTTTTACATCTCCTAACATTGTTAGGCCGGGATCGGTTGGCCTATGAACCGATGAACCATTCTTTTGATCCATGCCCTAATTGTACTACAAAATACCCATCAAAATCAAATATCGTGAAAACAATAAATAGGGGGGATACCTAACATTGTTAGGGCATCGGCAACCCGACGCACCCCGTACCCCCCAATCCGCAACGGGACTCCGGCACCCCCTATTACTTACTAATCTGCACATTGGATTACACATTTTTAAACTCTTAACTCGCGGTCTCTATTTGTATTACACATACTTTGATACCCCCACCCCCCTTCAATTTAGCGACGCTTAACTCGCGGTTCTATTTTTCAAAACACCCCCCTTACCTTTTTGAATTCGCACCCCCCGGGGGGTATATAATTTTTATGTGGGGGCGCCCTTTTTGACGATGGGGTTTTTAAAGTCCCCCACACCTTTATTTCATTGTGTTATATTCGGCACAACTTGGAGCCACAAACCGCCCATTACATGCCCACTGTTAACATTGAACCTACCACCACGCATCCCGTGCCATTTAGTACGGAGGACGAGGTGCCGACTACTTTTATCGAAGAAGTAGAGGTAGCGGGGGCTACGGCGGAATTACAGGTGGCGCTTGGCGCACCCTTGGAAGTCGATGAATCGACGGCAGAAAAAGAAAAAACTCTGCTAGAGCAAGCCATAGCCAAGAAAAAGGCGTCTGGCCTACAGTCCCCAAATACAGCCTTTGCAGCGGCGGCCTTCCTAAGAACATATGGTCAGCAACTTGCTATAGACGTAGCCACGGCCCGGGCGGCTATTACTAATAAACTGATGGAATTGGCTAACTGCGGAGACCCCAAGTTTGAACTAAAAGCCCTAGAACTCCTTGGTAAGCACAGCGACATAGGCTTATTTACCGAGCGCAGTGAGATCACAATTAACTATAAGAACCCCGAAGACCTTGAGAATGCGATTAAAGAACGGGTTAAGCGACTACTTAATGCAGATGTTGTTGATGTTACCCCTATTGGAGCAGACCTAGATGACGTACTTGGGGTGGCTGAAGTACCCGAAAGAGAAATCGGGCCGCTAGGCGATGAGTTAAAGGACGATGGGGAGGATAATGCAACCCTCACTACTTGAGTCCGTGTCCCTAAAGGACATCCCGAACATACTGCCCTTGCTTTCCTCAGCAGATCAAGAGCGGCTGTTGGCTGAACTGAAGAAACTGGAGGAGTTAAAGACCCAGAAAATCTGTCAGGAGCGCTTCATTAAGTTCGTGGAAGCGGCGTGGCCCTCATTCATAGCGGGTAGACACCATGCCAAGATGGCTGCGGCGTTCGAGCGGGTAGCCAAGGGGGAGTTAAAGAGGCTAATTATTAACATGCCACCCCGGCACACTAAGTCAGAGTTCGCGTCATACCTGCTTCCGGCTTGGTTCCTAGGCAAGTTCCCCCATAAAAAAGTCATTCAGACCAGCCATACGGCGGAGTTAGCCGTGGGCTTCGGACGGAAAGTGAGAAACCTCGTTGATCAAGAAATTTATACTCAGGTATTTCCGGGAGTTGGCCTACAAGCAGACTCTAAGGCTGCTGGCAGGTGGGCGACTACCAAGGGTGGAGACTATTTTGCTATCGGTGTGGGGGGTGCTGTTACGGGTAAAGGCGCGGATCTCCTCATTATTGACGACCCTCACTCGGAACAAGAAGCCGCCCTCGCAGAAATAAACCCCGACATCTACGATAAGACCTACGAGTGGTACACATCGGGTCCACGGCAGCGTCTCCAGCCGGGCGGAAGCATCGTAATAGTAATGACACGGTGGTCTAAGCGTGACTTAACGGGTCAAGTGCTCAAAAGTGCTGCCCAAAGGGGTGGTGAAGAGTGGGAAGTGATCGAGTTTCCGGCTATTTTGCCCTCTGGAGGCCCTCTGTGGCCTGAGTTTTGGTCCCTAACTGAGTTAGCAGCCCTGAAAGAGGAGTTACCTAACTCAAAATGGATGGCGCAGTACCAGCAAAACCCCACTTCCGAGACAAACGCCATAGTTAAGCGGGAATGGTGGCAGACTTGGGAGAAAGATGACCCTCCAACCTGTGAATTTACCCTGATGGCGTGGGATACGGCCTTCGAGAAAACTCAGCGTTCCGACTATTCCGCACTGACTACTTGGGGAGTCTTCTACCACCCAGATGGCACGGGGACAATGCAGGCAAACATCATACTTTTGAACGCTTTTCGGGAGCGTATGGAGTTCCCAAGGCTTAAGCAAGAGGCCATTGACCAATATAAAGAGTGGGATCCAGACTCAGTAATCATAGAGAAAAAGGCTTCCGGGGCACCCCTCATATATGAGATGCGGGCGATGGGAATACCAGTCCAAGAGTTCACGCCTACCAAAGGTAACGACAAGATTAGCCGTTTAAATGCTGTATCAGACTTATTTGCCTCTGGTAGAGTGTGGGCACCGAACACCCACTGGGCTGAAGAAGTTATAGACGAGGTTGCAAGTTTCCCAGCGGGCGAGCATGATGACTATGTTGACTCTGTGTCCCTTGCGTTGATGAGATTCCGCAAGGGTGGGTATTTACGTACATTACTGGATGAAGAAGATGAATTACCTTCATTCCGGCGCAAGTTTGAGGGCTATTACTAAGGACAAAATATGGCAATTGCTAAAGCACTAGGGCAAGCCCCGATGGGATTAAATCTCGAAGAGATGATGGATGAGCCTGCTCTTGAAATAGAGATTGAGGATCCCGAGGCTGTGCGTATTGGAATTGATGGGAAGACTATATTAGAGATTGAAGAGGTAGAGGATGAGGACGACTTCAATGCCAATCTCGCTGAAGAGATGGACGAGGGGGAGTTAACAGAGTTATGTGGTGATTTGATCGGCGAATTTGAAGAAGACTTATCCAGCCGCAAAGACTGGATGCAGACATACGTAGATGGCCTAGAGTTGCTGGGCATGAAGATTGAAGACCGCACCGAGCCTTGGCCCGGGGCTTGTGGTGTCTACCACCCACTATTAAGTGAAGCGTTGGTTAAGTTCCAAGCCGAGACGATCATGGAGACCTTCCCATCAGCGGGGCCGGTCAAGACTCAGATTATTGGCAAAGAGACTCCAGAGAAAAAAGAAGCCGCTATTCGTGTCAAAGATGACATGAACTATCAGTTAACCGAAGTGATGGTCGAATACCGGCCTGAGCACGAGCGGATGTTGTGGGGCTTAGGTCTTTCGGGTAATGCGTTTAAAAAAGTATATTACGACCCATCTCTAGAACGGCAGGTATCTCTGTTTGTCCCATCTGAAGATGTTGTAGTCCCATATGGAGCATCGAACATCCAGACTTCTGAGCGTGTAACTCACGTGATGCGTAAGACAGAGAATGAATTACGCAAATTACAAGTAGCAGGATTTTATAGGGATGTAGAACTTGGTGATCCAGTTGATTCATTCGACGAGGTGGAAAAGAAGATTGCTGAGAAGATGGGCTTTCGTGCCTCATCTGATGACCGATACAAGATACTT